ATAATGCCCGTGCGTTGGTGAGTTATATTGCCCTATTTAGACCCGAGAAAGCGGCGTTATCTAACGGCCGTGCGCTTAAATTAATGCGCGAAGTGTTAGATATGTATCAGCCGAGTCCGTTGTTGTCCCATGCGCTCACGGAAACCACCAATGGCGTGATGAAAAACCGTCGTGAGACCCGAAACGTGGTGGCGCTAACCAATCATAACTATCTTAAAAAAGTGTATGAGGGGGCTAAACCGTTATTTGCCGTGGTGCGTAACGAACAGGGCAAAAGCGCGGTCGAAAATGTGGATAAATTAGCAGAAGACAAACGGACAGCGGCAATACAGTATATCGAACGTTATGCGGCTATTGGTAAATTGGAGTTTGTTAAGAATATGCCAGAATATTTAGTCTGGAAAGCATGGAAAGAGGAACAAAATGCAACCACAAACCCGTAAACAGATGATCCAAAAGATCCACATCGGCAAAGGCATGCTTAAAATGACTGATGACCAATATAAATGCTTTTTGTTGGACACGGTAGATAAACACAGTTGCACCGTGATGACAGATGCCGAATTGATGCGAGTATTGCGAGCCATAAAAGCAAAAGGCGTGGTGTTTAGTGCGAAAAATGCGCCAAAACGTCCCGCGCCAAGGGCGGATAAAGCGAAATATATGGCAAAAATAACCGCACTTTTAACAGAATACGGACTGCCACAGAGTTACGCAGACAGTATGGCGAAAAAAGCATTTAACATAGATTTCGTGCATTGGTTGGAGGTGTGGCAGTTGAAAAAAGTGGTGCAAATGTTGGCAGTGTATGACCGAAGAAAACAGAAAGCTAAAAATTAGTTGCATAACAACAAATTAAGCGTAAATTAAAGGCTCCTATGGAGCCTTTTTTATTGGGGAAATTATGAAAAAAACTATTGCACTCTTTATCCTATCCATCCCTTTATTTTCGCACGCCAGCTTAACAAGCCAAGATATACCAAAATGTGAAGAAGTTGGAGATACCATAGAACAGATTTTAGATAATAGAACAAAAGAGACAGGAATTGATTTTAGTCTTAAAGATGTATTTGTAGTAAGAGAAATAAAAGAAAAGGGACAGGACAAAGACAGTAGGTCATGTTATGCGCTTTTGCAAACAGAAACTTATAATAAATTAGAAATTTTATATTCGGTATGGGTTGAAAACCGCCGATACTTTGTCGAAATCACAGACGCTAACCCCATTATTGATGCTGAAACAATGGCAAAAAATACCGAAGAATTACAAAACAACCTCGGTGAAGATAAATTAAAGAGTTTTGAAATGGCAAAGAAACATAGCGATATGAAAGAAGCCTGCCTTGCTTTGGAGGTAGCTAAAGGATTTTTTCTCAATGCCCACAACGAGCAAAAATACCTTAAAGTTAATAATCTTTTGAAAGAAAATTGCAATAAATAACGCACTAATCCCGCCACGTGCGGGATTTTTTTATCATATTTTTAGGTGTAGAAACCTGCTTTTTGAAATTTCCGTGAGACAATCCGCCTAAATGGTCACAAAGGGGAAATTTTATGCAGTCTGAACTTGAAAATGTTGCAGGTTATTTACCTGAAATCGTGTTAGAAATGGTAGATCTGGTCGGGTTTGCTGATATCGAAAAGATTATTAATCAATTCGGCGGGACGACATTTAGGTTTACTGATGGCGCGGTGTATTTTCCGCGTTTGAAATCCTTAATTGGCGCAGAGAATGCGATAAAATTGCGTAATTATTTTAGAGCCGAAGAAGTCTATATCCCACGCTGTGAGGTTGCCCTGCGCTTACTGCGTAACGAACGCCTGAAAGCGGATTTTGACTATATCACGCAAACCGAAAAGAAAAGTGGCCGTACGGCAATGCTTGAGCTTTGCTCTAAATACAATCTATCAGATCGCCACGCCTGGGAAATTGTAAGAACCCATCAATCTCCACAATATCAACAAGCGGCGTTATTTTAAAGCAAGTAGACGTGTGGAAGTCCTTCCTCCATTAATTAAACTTAATTAGATTCAGAATACCCTCAATCATATCAACGATTGAGGGTATTTTTTTATGTCTTTAACTTTTACACAAATCTTTAACCGCTTAATTGGTCATGAAGGCGGCTACGTTAATGACCCAAGAGACCCAGGCGGCGAAACCAACTGGGGAATCACTAAACGTACAGCTCAGGCAAACGGTTATCAAGGCAGTATGCGAGCAATGACGCGTGAGCAAGCCTATAAAATCTACTACTCCGCATTTTGGCTACGTTATCAATGCGACAAGATGCCTGAAGCGGTGGCTTATCAGTTTTTTGATGCAGCGGTAAACCATGGATTAGGCAATGCAAGCCGTATGTTGCAACGTGCGGTGAATGTGGCGGATGACGGCATTATTGGCAATATGACGATTGCCGCTATTAAAAAAATGGCGATTTCTGACGTCATTATGCGTTTGAACGCTGAACGTATTGAGTTTTATTGCAAACTTAGCACTTTTGCGACCTTCGGTAAAGGCTGGATTCGTCGCGTGGCGGGGAATCTTAAATATGGAGCGATTGATAATGAAGTTTAAATTTTTAGGCGTGTTTGAACGTGTTTTTAATTGGTTGCAAAACCGAGTTTTGACAACCAAAAAACTCCCGAAAAATCGACCGCACTTTTACAGTAAAAACGCATGGAGTTATGCCTTTCGCGGCAAACCAACGCCAGCTAAAGTGATTATGTGGAGATTATGTCAATGAGTAAATTTTTTGAATTATTTACTAATAGTGATGGACGTGCGAGTACGACAGGTTTTATTCAATTTTTCGGCTTTTTAGTCATGGCTGGTGTATTGATCTACGCCGTTTATCTTGACCGTTCTGCCGTCACTGATTTGTTTTTTTATTTTGCTTGTTTTTGCGGTGGCTCAGCGGCAACTAAGGGCGCTGTAATGGCATATCAAGCCAAACAAACCAAACCAGAAGAACCGATTACCGGTGAAGTTTATGTCGAACCGGAACAAACGGATAGACCAAGGGGGATTTAATGACGTTACAGATGATTTTAATCGGCTCAGGTGCTGCACTAGGTATTTGTGGTTATGTGGTATTTAAGCTCAAACATGCACACCGTGAGATTGAGCAGTTATTAAAAACCAATGCGCAGTTACAAACGCAGAAAGTCGTCGCTGAAACTCAAGTGAAACATTTTGAAGTGAGAAAGAAAAATGAAGAAAACAGTCGCAATGCTGACCGTGACACTCTTATTAATGAGTTGCACAAGTCAGGGGATCTCCGTGATTAATGCAAGCTGTGCGGGTTTTTCAGTGATTTCTGCAAGCCGTCAAGATACGACGGAAACCTTACGTCAAATTAAAGTGCATAACGATACATACCGAACTATTTGTCAGCGAGGTGAAAATGGAAGTGCACATTAATGGGATGATGGTGTTTAACGCGCTGGTGTCCATTGCGGTGTTTTTTATAGGGCTTTGGTTTAAGCGCTTAGACAGTGAATTTAAACAGCTGCATGACGAGGTCGACCAAGTGAAACGGGATTATCTCTCGAAAGAAGTGGCGAACATCGTGAATAAAAACGTGATGGAAAAACTGGATGCCATCACCAAGCAACTAAACTCTATTACTGAAAAACTCGACAGAAAGGCGGATAAATAATGTCGGCAAGAGAACAAAAGCGGTTGGAACAGAAGGCCGAACAAGCCAAAACCAACCAAAAGTTAGACCAAATTTTAGATTTAACCCGTGAAGTCAGCCGCAAAATCGACAAATTGGACGACCGCGTGGACGATATTGACGCCCGTTTGAAAATGTTGGAAACCCGCATGGATAAATTAGGCATTAAATCCGTGATGGCGGGTGGTTTAGGTGGTTTAGTGGTGTCGGTTGGCTTTGAGCTCATCAAAGCAAAATTTGGGGGCTAATAATGGCACACGATGAAAAAACCAAGGCTTATGTGCGTCGCTATTATGTGTTTGATTGCTTGACGTTAGAACAGGCTGCAGAAAAAGCCAAAGTATCCTACAACACCGCACGCCGTTGGAAGAAAGAGGCAGAAGCACGTGGTGACAACTGGGACACGGTGCGTGACGCCAATACGATGGCAAGCGGCAAAGTAGAAGACGTGGCGCGCGGTATGCTCACCACTTTTGTGATCTACTTTGAAAAGACCATGGAAGAGCTACGTCATGCGGAAGATTTGCCTGTAAGCGATAAAGCTAAACTGATCCAAGGTTTGGGTGACAGCTACTCGAAAATGGTGGCGAGCAGTAAGCGGTTATTACCTGAAGTGTCGGAAATGGCGACCGCAGTTAAAACAATGATGATGTTTGGCGATTATGTACAAACCAAAACAACCGACAAGCAGGTGCTTGATGTCATTATTGATGCATTAAACGAGTTCGGTGCAATCCTAAAAAAGGAATATAAAGAATGAGACTGTTAATTCACTATTTGCCCTGCATTGTTTCCATTATTTGTGCCTACTTGTTATTAAAACATGGTGTGAGTGGCTGGGGGTGGTTCCTTTTTATCGGTTTATTAATCACGCCATGTAAGAGTAAATAAAATGAGAAATAAAGAGCTTTTAGCCGAATTACAAGCCTATGCGGCGAGTTTGCGTCAAAAAGTAGAGGCGACCTTTGACGGGTGGGATGATGGTCTTGAAGCAGTAGCAGAACGGCGCAAGAAAGTTTTTGACCCGGTGCATGGGTATGACTATTTCGTGTCGCACTATTTCCCGCATTATGTGCGGTCAACATCACGTTCGGATTTGCACAATTATTTGTTTGCCGAACTCCCTGCCGTATTACAAGCGCCTAAACCTATCAATATGGCAACTGCCGCGCCCCGTGGTGAAGCGAAATCCACGTTGGTGTCGCAGTTGTTTACGCTTTATTGCTTGGTGACACAGCAAAAACGCTATGCCCTGATCGTGATGGACAGTATCGACCAAGCCTACCCGATGTTGGAAGCCATCAAAGTGGAATTGGAATTTAACCAACGTTTACGCATTGATTTTCCAGAAGTGGCAGGACAAGGGCGCGTATGGCAAGCGGCAACCATTATCACAAAAGCCAATCAGAAAGTGCAGGTGGCGGGTTCGGGCAAGAAATTGCGTGGTTTGCGCCACGGGGCTTATCGTCCTGATCTTGTTGTGTTGGACGATATAGAGAATGACGAACAAGTCCGCAGCGCAGAACAGCGCGATAAGTTGCATGACTGGTTGAAAAAGACCGTACTTCCATTGGGCGCGGCAGGCGATAAATTGGACGTGGTGTATATCGGAACTATCCTGCATTACGACAGCGTACTTAACCGCACTTTGAGCTCTAAAGCATGGAAAACCGCAAAATTTAAAGCCTTGAAGAAAATGCCCGATGACATGGCGTTGTGGGATAAATGGGAAGATTTTTTCTTAAATGAAGGTGAAGCAGTTGCGGATGCCTTTTATTACGCCAATCAAGCGGCAATGGATAAAGGCTCAGAAGTGAGTTGGGCGGCGCGTCCGTTACTTACGCTGATGAAAATCCGCGCTCGTGATGGCCATGCCACATTTGACTCGGAATATCAAAATGACCCGTTAAGCAGTGATGACGCGATTTTTGCCAACGCCATTAAATACTGGACAGAACTGCCATCTGATTTGATTTATTTTGGTGCAGTTGACCCGTCACTCGGCAAAGCGGGGGCGAGCCGTGACCCGTCGGCGATTTTGGTGGGCGGTTATCAGCGCGCCACAGGTAAATTATATGTGGTTGAAGCAGCAATAAAAAAACGGTTACCGGACTTAATCATAGAGGATACTATTCGACTGCATATTCAATATAACTTCCTTAAATACGGTGGCGAATCTGTTCAATTCCAGGAGTTTTTGAATTCTGAAATTGTAAAACGTTCGGCGCAACGAGGTCACCCAGTCCCGGTTGTGCCAATAAAGCCGAACACAGACAAAATGTTAAGAATCGAAAGCTTACAGCCACATATGGCAAATGGACTGATTTTATTGCACCCGTCACAGACGACTTTAATAGCTCAACTACGGCATTTCCCAAAAGCCGATCATGATGATGGCCCAGACGCACTTGAAATGTTGTGGAGTCTAGCAAGGAAGTATTCCGCCCCGATTGAGTGGATAAGCTTAAACGACGAAGACTTGGGGCATGATGATTTTGATGCGGAAGATGATTTATATAGCATTTGGCGAGGTTAAACATGAAATTTTGGGAAAAACTTAAAACATTGGTGGGGGCAAAAACCGAACCGACCCAAACCGATGAAGCGATGGTGACAGCTAATGGGCGTGTTTTTTCAGACCACCCGAGCAATCGC